AATCCTTATGCAAAGGGTACTAAAATGGCATCGACTACATTTTCAGGTCCAGTGACTTCAACTGCTGGCTTTATTGGCGACATCGTCGTCCCAACTTACACCGTAGCAAACGCACCTTCAGCTTCAGCCGCTGGCGCAGGCACTGTTGTATTTGTTTCAAATGGCGCAGCTGGCGCAGCAATATTGGCTTTCTCTGACGGAACAAACTGGAAGCGTTCTGACACAGGCGGCACAATAGCAGCAGCATAAGGGGGTATCTAATGAGTAGATTCGCACCTCCATCCGAAGAAGAACTAGCAGCCCGAGGAATTGGTACTGTTAAAGTTCGAGCACGAAAAAAAGACGGCACTCTTCAAGCAGATGACCCTTCTACACCTGATGTAAATGAGGCGTGGGAAGAAAAACCTGTTAAGAAACGTGGCCGCCCTGCAAAGAAAAAGGACTAGATTATGGCTGGTCAAGAAGTACGAGCTTATAACTTTGCGGTAGGCGATAGCGCCGCACTTGTAGGCCCATCACGAGGTAGACTGCAGGGGGTTCTAGTGAACGCCGCATCTGCAGCTGCTTTCACTATTCGTAGTGGGTCAGCTACTGGCCCTATTATACTGCAGTTAACTCTACCTGTTGGTTGGAACGACGTATATATTCCAAATGACGGTATTTTAGCTGATAACGGTTGTTTTGTTTCTGCCTTTACAGGCTCAGGAAACGTGATGACATTACTTATAGAGTGATACGTTATGGCTGGTCGGGAAGTAAGTTCAATATCCAGAGTTGGGACTAGCGAGCCGTTTGAGCTTCAAGTTGCTCGCAGGCAAATTGCCTACCACGAACATGTTTTTAAGTTCGGCGTAAATCCCATTGTTCAGAACGTAGAAGAAACAGTCTGGGAGGGCGGTGGACTGTATGTGTACCCGTCTTCAGCGTTAATCATGACAGTTGCCAGTGCCTCTGGAGCCACAGACAATGGTGTAGTTATAACTATTTCTGGGTTGGACGCGGACTACAACGAGCAGTCTGAAACTGTTACCTTGGCAGGTTCTGGCACTGCGACAACAACCAAGTCTTTTCTTCGTGTTAATCGTGGGTTTGTTGCAGGTTCACAAGCACCCGTCGGAGCAGTAACTGTGGCGAATGGTGGAACCACTTACGCATATATCAACGGAGATAATCAGACGTTGATGGCGCTTTGGACGGTTCCCGCGGGGTACGAAGGCTTTATTACTCAGCTTGATGTTACTGTTCTTACAGAGCAAAACAACAAATTCGGAAACATTCGGCTTGTTACCAGAGAACCGGGAGGCGTGTTTCGGACTCAGGAAACGTTCTCTGTGGAACAAGGGCCAATTCAATTGCCGTACTCTATACCTGTTTACATCCCTGAAAAGACGGATATCGAGTACAGAGCTATAGCTTCGGGTACTCAAGCAGACCTTCGTGTTTCAGCGGCGTTCGAACTTTTGTATATTCAGAAAGCGGGACCACTCTGATGCCTAAGATCGACAAGTCCAAGATGAAATGCAACAAGCCCAAGCGTCAGGTATCTGGCGGCAAGAAGTCTGTTGTAAAAGCCTGCGCTAATGGGAAAGAGAAGATAATTCGATTTGGCGATGCCAATATGACCATTAAGAAATCAAACCCTAAGCGTAGGAAATCGTTCCGCGCTAGGCATGGTTGTGACACAAAGAAGTTGGATAAACTTACGGCCCGTTACTGGTCGTGCAAGATGTGGTAACGTGATGAAAGTGAACTTTTCGGATATAACATCGGTTATCGTGGTTGGACTTTTAGGCTGGGGCTCAACTCAACTCTATGCGATGAAGTCTGATTTAGCTGTTGTGTCTTATCGGGTTGAGGAAAACTACAAGATGATAAAGCCCATGTGGCAGGATTTTTTAGTAAGGCAGGCAAACTATGATAAGTCGTGGACAAATGTCGTTCCAAATATCCACACCACCGGAGGGACGGAATAATGGCAAAAAAGTCAAAAACAAAAAAAGACGCGTGTTACCACAAAGTAAAAAGCCGATACAAAGTTTGGCCCAGCGCATACGGTTCAGGGGCACTTTCTAAATGTAGAAAAGTGGGAGCCGCCAACTGGGGAAACTCTACTAAAAAAGCCGCTACTGGTGGTTTGATGACGGCGGTTGATAATCCAAAACGCCCTGCCCGTAATCGTTATAAGGGCGGTGGAATTATTGCATCCGGATGTGGCTGCGTGGAGGAAAGCAGGCGTAAAAGCACGAGGACTTTCTGATGGCGGAAAAGAACTCTTTGCGAAAATGGTTCTCCCAAAACAAAGGGAAGGGCTGGGTTGATTGTAAAACGGGAAAGCCGTGTGGTCGCAAGAAAGGCGAAAAGCGCAAAAGCTATCCCGCATGTCGGCCTACGATGGCGCAATGTACGTCCGCAGCGAAGAAAAAGAAATCTTCAAAACGGATAAGTTGGAAAAACAAAAAGGCTACCGGCGGATTGGTAAGAGTGTTTTGATACGGGATTGGGCAGAGGAATTATCTAAACCCACCGCACATACGAACGGTGTTGCGGCTTGTCCTTTTGCTTTGCCTGCCGTTGAGAATCATGAAGTAAAGATCTTGGTTTCTGACGGGTTGTGGACGGATGTTTTACATGAGGCCGCGAAGTTTTTTAGTACTGGTTACAAAGTCACGATGGTTTTTGATTACAGTTACGATTATGACTATGATAAATTAGAACAAGAATGCATGGCGCTTAATCGGTTTTTTGAGTCGGCAGGAATAGACATATGGCTTCTGGCGTATTTAAGAGAACACGCCATTGTTTTTATACAGCGTTGGACAGAGTTAGAAAACGCTGCTGCAAAGTTGGAAAAACTAGGGTATTATACGAACTACGACCCACAGGATTATGAGCGCCATATCTTGGCGCGTAGAAACAGGAGACAGTGAAATGCCGGGTAAATTAAACATGGTTAAAAACAAGCAGGGAAAAATGGTCCCTGATTACGCTGCTGATGGCGTTGGTAAAATGATGCGCGGCGGTCGTGTCGGGATGATGCGCGGCGGCAAGGTAAATGGGTATAAGTCTGGCGGTTGTGTGACGGTAAAAACAAATCAAAATCCTCATAAGAGTTGATAGATGGCTACTTCAGGATCAAGAGACTTTAACCTCGATGTCGGAGAGATAATCGAGGAGGCGTTTGAGCGGTGCGGGCTGGAGGTTCGCACTGGTTATGATGCTCGGACGGCGCGTCGGTCTTTGAACCTGATGTTTGCGGAATGGGCAAACCGTGGCATTAACATGTGGACTGTGGAGCAGGGTACGATAACGCTTACTCAAGGTCAGGCTCAAGAGACATTGTTGCCTGATGTTGTTGATGTGTTGGAGATTGTGCTTCGTCGGGGCAACACTGACTATGAGGTAGAGCGGATTAGTCGAGGGGACTATGTTACTCTACCGAACAAGACTACACAGGGTCGCCCTAGCCAGTTCTGGTTTAATCGTCAGATTAGCCCCGTAATTAATCTTTGGGCTGTTCCTGAGAACTCCACGGATCAAATCATTTACTACTATGTGCAGCGGATTGAGGACGCGGATACTCTTGTCAACACTACTGACATGCCTTTTAGGTTTTATCCTTGTATGGTTGCTGGTCTTGCTTACTATCTTGCGATGAAACGAGCGCCTGATCGGATCCAGCTTTTAAAATCGGTGTATGAGGAAGAGTTCCAACGTGCAGCGGATGAAGATGAGGATCGGGTTCCGTTGAAGTTGCAGCCTAGCATGAGATACTTGAGGGTATAATGGCATACGCTTCGGGCAAACACGCATGGGGGATATCGGACAGGTCGGGCCGTCGTTACCGTCTTCGGGAAATGAAGGTGGAGTGGACAGGTGCGAAGGTTGGTCCTGATGAGTTTGAGCCTAAGCACCCTCAGTTATTTCCTCCGAAGGCGTCTCCTGATCCGCAGGCGTTACGCAATCCCAGACCGGAAAGCGGCTTGACCGAGCAAAGGGCTACACAATACGGGTGGAATCCTGTAGGATTTAACGAGATTGAGGGACTGTCGCCGCCGAATAATTTAGTGGCTATAGGTTCAGTGGGCACGGTAACGGTGACAACATGACAATGACATATGGTGAACTGAAGCAAGCCGTTCAGGACTATACCGAAAATGACGAGACGACTTTTGTGAACAACATTCCGTTGTTCATACGGTTGACGGAAGAGCGTATACTTAAAAGTGTGCAGTTAAATCTGTTTCAAAAGAATCAGTTTGGCAACATGACGACAGGGAATCAGTATCTAGCTGCGCCTACGGATTTTTTAGCTCCGTTTTCATTAAGTATAGATGTTGGCGGCGATGCAGAATTTTTGTTGTTTAAGGATTTAGACTTTGTTCAGACGTATACGCCAGACCCGACGACAACGGGACAGCCAAAATACTATGCTCAATTTGACGTTGACAACTTTATTTTGGCTCCAAGCCCTGACGCTAACTACACTGTAGACATACATTATTTGTATCGACCAACGTCTTTGACAGCGGGTGCGGATAGCGGAACAAGTTGGTTGAGTGAAAACGCCGAGATTTCGTTATTGTATGGTTCTTTAATTGAGGCGTATACGTTTATGAAAGGCGATCCTAATCTTATGCAGATGTATAATCAAAGGTATATGGAAGGGATTTCTCGTTTGAAAAACTTGGGAGAGGCACAAGAAACTATGGACGAATATCGCTACGGTACGATCAGGAAACCTAGATCATGATACCGCAATTAGAGATGACAAACGATTTTGGCATTGAGGTACACACCACTCAAGGCCGGGGATTTTCTCCTGAAGAAGTCGCAGAGCGGTGTGCGGATAAAATTATTTCTGTTTCTGAGGAAGCGCACCCAGCGATACAGGCTCAAGCACATGCTTTTAAAAAGCGGATTGTTAAGCTCGTAGAGTTTTATTTACGGGAAGCTATCAAAAGTGACAGAACTACGGTATATAATGCAATTACAGACGCAGGGCACCCAGAACTTGCGGAACTTATAAGGAGACTGTGATATGGCCTTTAGCGGCAATTTTATGTGCACCTCATTCAAGAAAGAACTCTTGTATGGTGCCCACGACTTAGCGAACGGTGCGGATACACTGAAGCTAGCGTTGTACACAAACAGCGCATCTTTCACTGCGGCAACAACTGCGTACACCGCCACTAACGAAGTTAGTGGCACTGGTTATAGCGCAGGCGGCGGAACGCTTACAAACGTGGACCCTACTTCTTCGGGTACGACAGCGTTGACAGATTTTTCTGATCTGACCTTTTCGACTGCGACGATAACTGCTCGTGGTGCGTTGATTTACAACACCACTCCAAACACGACTTCGATTTCTTTGACGAATCCGACAGTCGTTGTGTTGGATTTCGGTGGAGACAAAACGTCTACAGCGGGTGATTTCACAATCGTCTTCCCAACTGCTGATTCGAGTAACGCTATTATTCGCATAGCCTAAACCATTTAGGCGACCGAAATGGCACTTATTGCAGGTTGGGGTCGAGGCACATGGTCTGAAGGGGCTTGGAGTAGCCCTCTTCCTGTAACAGTTACGGGTGTATCTGCTACAGGACAGGTCGGATCGGTAACGGTAGCGGGCGCAAGTGATGTGCCTGTTACTGGAGTCGAGGCCACAGGAAATGTTGGCTCTGTTTCTATAACAACAGAAGCGAATGTTTTCCCAACAGGTGTATCTGCTACGGGTCAGGTTGGAACTGCGGTCGCTTCGGCGGCTGCGAATGTTTCTGTTACGGGCGTTTCCTCCACAGGA